AGAACATGAACCCCATGCCCGGCGAGGAACCGCCCGAATACACGCCAAACCCATATCGAAAGGAAAACGCATGAACGAGATTCAGCTTACAGACCATTTGGTTGCGCATATCGGCGCGGAAGGCACCTGCGGCCGTTATCAAGCCAAAATCTGCGAGGACGGCGACTTCAGAGACTACCTGTACGCCATGAGCCTCAAACGTCTCAAACGCAAGTGCGAGAGGTACGCGAAGCGTGAACGCAAGGCCATCGAATATGTCGCCACGCTCAAGGAGGAATCATGAGCGTAAGCAGTCTCAAACGCGAGGAAATACTCAAATGGCATCGGAGCAAAGCGGCCACGCCCGAATACACGGCGAAACTGCTCGGCGTGCCATTGGATGAGGTGCTGTACATCATCGCCCATCCTGAAACGCCCGCACCCCACAAGGATGATTTCACGCCCGAATTCATCGAACCATTGATTTGAATTCAGCGCAAAAACACTGAATTCAGCGTAAAAAAACGAAACCCTCCACCGAAAAGATGGAGGGCACGCTCACCAAGCACCATGATAGCCGGAACGTGGAGGGTTTCAAACAATGTTCATCACCACCGAACCATGCCAATACTGCGGCAACCAGCAGGTCGAGGCACCGTGGACGCTCTGCCGGAACTGCCGCCGCCAGTACGCGAAAACACTCCACCGGCTCCGCCATGACATGATGCTCCTGCAACAGGTGTCCCGTCACGCCTACAAGCTGGGCGAGCCCGGAGCTGGAGGCGTGGCGCAAGGAGGGGAAGCGCCCGCGCCCATCAACCTCCACGCGCAGGACATGCTCGACCAGACCGAGGACGGCTTGCAGGACATGTGGAACGAAACCGGCGTGGAAAGCCGTCCGAGATGGCAGACCCTGCTCAGGGACTCGCCACGACGACTGCCCGACCTATGCCGCGCCAGCCGTTCGGGACATTGGCTGACATGGCTCATCCACACCTGCGAGCGCATCGAACCGCTCGTGGACCGCAGGCCACGCACGCGCCGGATAATCGGCGTCTGCCCCGAATGCGGACGCGAGGTGACGGCCGCGAAGGGCGAGACGCTGAGACTCTGCAAATGCGGGGCCGTCATCGACGTGGCCGAGCTGCGCGAGCAGAGCCGCGACAAGGCCGAGGCAATCCATCTCACGAAGACACCTGCGGGCATGAGCGAATGGCTGCGTGAGAACTACGGGTACGAGGTCAGCCGCAAAGTAATCATCATGTGGATACGCCGGGGCAAACTCCCCAGCAGCAAGCCAGTGGAAGACGGATACTACGAATTCAGCATCAGGGAGATAGTCAGCATGGCAATGGCATATTCCAGCCGGCAGTAGGCTGTTGCCACCCCGTGGTATACTCCGTATCAGGATAAGTGCGAAAGCCTCTGGGACATACATCTCAGGGGCTTTACTCATACCCGCCTATGCGCGTAGCTCAGCAGGTAGAGCGGCGGTCTCCAAAACCGCAGGTCGTTGGATCGAAGCCAACCGCGTATGCCACGGCTTGCGTACGGTAGAGGACTAACCGGCCATCGCAGTGATTGCGACGGCGTGGTCAAAACAGACTAACCATGTCGGGCCACCGCGAATTCGAATCTCGCCCAAGCCACCAAACACACAGGATGGGAACATGAGCAACAAGGCAGGCTCAGGCCGATACCAAAATGGAGCAGCCCGCCGCAAATGCAAGGCCAGACACATCGCAGCCGAAGGACCAATACCGATCTGCCCGCTGTGCGGCAAACCCATAGACCTCACACTCAAAACACCACACCCACTCAGCTGCGAACTCGATGAGATCATCCCATACAGCCGAGGCGGATCACCGACCAGCTATGACAACACACAACTCACACACAGAATCTGCAACCAAAGAAAAAGCAACAAAATAATCGCCAACACCACAGGCCACCAAAACACAAAAAAACAACCACAAAACACCATCCCAATCAGCCGCCAATGGTAACCGGGGGCCAGACCCTCCCCCTCCCATGCAAGGCTCCCCACAGGTCATAGCGCCGCCGTCCCCCCGAGATAAAAACAGAAGATTGTACGCATGGTTTTTTTGTTAGCCATTTTGCCGCCCAGAAGCGCCATCTAGCGCCTATCTAAGCCAATTGTGAGTTTTTTGCCTGCGCGGTCAATCCTGTGTTATAGGGAATTTATCAACAAAGAAAAAATGGAGAAATGTTGAAATAAAGCCATTTAAGCGTTACAGATATGGTATAATAAAAATACCGCTGCGATATTGGCGTATCCAGCGGCGTGACCGACCGATAAGGAGTCGATATGGATGAGTATACCCGTCGCGAGATGCTGAGATTTCTCTCAAAAATCAAAACATTGAATAATGGATGCTGGGAATGGACATCAACCATCAACCGTAAGGGGTATGGCGTATTAAGCGTCCACGGGAAACCAGTTGCCGCCTATCGCGTCTCGTACATGTTGTTTCGCGGCGAAATACCGCCTGCAATGCAGATTGATCACATCTGCCATAATCGAGCGTGCGTCAATCCCAATCATTTGCGTCTAGCTACCACGACTCAGAACAATGAAAATCACACAGGAGCGAATCGCAACAGTGGAACTGGCGTTCGAGGCGTATATTGGGAAGCCGACAGGCAGAAATATCGTGTCGAAGTCATCAGCAAAGGCAAACGTCATCGGAAAGGCGGGTTCTCGAACTTAAGCGATGCTGCTGCATACGCTCGCGAGCTGCGCAATGAATTGATGACCTTTAATGATGCGGACAGGCAATGAGCAATTGCGAGGAATGCGGGACATTTTTAGGCTCTGTCCAATTTCATGGCGGCAGTGTGCAACGCTTTTGTTCAACTCGCTGCCGTGTCCGTGCCTATCGAAAAAGACATCAGATACCACAAGTGCTCAAGTCGCTGCCCCGTTGGGTGCGCGCCGTCGGTAAGCGTCCGATCCAGTGTGATGGGTCGCCGGCCAGTTCGACCGACCCCGATACCTGGGCATCATATTCGGAGGTCATGCGTTCCAAAGCCGGTGACGGCTACGGTATCATGCTCGGCGATGGGCTAGCGTGCTGGGATTTCGACCATGTGGACCCCGCTGACCCGCCCGCGCAGGCGGTGGAACTGTTGTCCGAAGCGATCTATGCGGAGGTTTCGACCAGTGGACATGGTTTGCATGTGTTCGTCCGTTCGTCGGAGCCGAGTTTCCGGCGTGCCGGTGTCGAGTTTTATTCGCATTCGCGGTTTATTCGCATGACGGGAAGGAGGTGGCCGAAGTGACCACGGTTATCCGCAATCAGGGTACGAGTCTGGCGGTGCGCGAGAAGCTGGCCGCTGATGGCAGGCCCGTGTTGTTGGCGTTTTCGTGCGGCAAGGATTCCATAGCCGCGTGGCTTGCGATGCGGGATATGGGCATCGAGGTCGTTCCCGCGTATTTGTACTATGTGCCCGGTTTGAGGTTCGTGGACGAGGAGCTGGATTATTTCGAGCAGAAGTTCCAGACCAGAATCAAAAGGTATCCGCACCCGTCGCTGTACCGGTGGTTGAACAATGCGGTGTTCCAGGCTCCCGAACGGTTGCGCTATATCGAGGCGGCGCGGTTGCCTGAGCCGTCGTATGAGCAGATGTGGGATTTCATCCGCGCCGACGTGGGCTTGGATAAGAGCACGTGGTGCGCGGATGGCGTGCGCGCCGCCGATTCGATTCAGCGTCGCGGCGCGTTCGTCCAGTACGGGTACTGGCGGCGCAACCTCAAGAAGGTCAGTCCTATCGGGGATTGGCTCAAGGGCGAGGTATTGGACTGCATTCGCGGGCATCATATCGAGCTGCCGTGTGATTATGCGTGGTTCGGGCGTTCGTTCGACGGCATCGACAAGCGTTTCACCAAGGTTCTCAAGGACAAGGCACCGGACGATTACGCGACGCTGCTTGAATGGTTCCCCTTGTTGGAGGTGGATCATGTCAGGTGATTTCAAATTCGATTTTTCGAAGAGAAAACCCAAGGGCAAGCGTGTGAAGCCGGTGCCGGAGAATCTGGACGAGAACGCGAAGGAATACCGCGAGCGTGCCCGTGCGGAGCGCAAGCGGTTCGTGGATGCGACCGACACCGAATTCTGGTTGTGCCTGTGCTTCCCCTCCCCCGCCGAGATGACGCGGTGGCGTGAGCGTTTTGGTTTCGGCGAGGAACACCGGATCTATGCGTACCGTGACATCGCCGACAGGCTTGCCCCGTACAAGCCGGCCAGGTCGTCTGCCGTGGCGTTCGGTGCCGGTGTGGGGTTCGTCGGCGGTCTCGGTTTCGCGGAGAAGACGCCCGACCCGCTCGCCGGCGTCAAGTACACCGATGATCTGGAAAAGGATTGCCTCGCCGAGCTCTCCGCTCTGCACAAGGCGCTGGTTTCGGCTCGCAGCCCGGAAAAGCTTGTCGAGCCGACCGATTCCGAACACTGGTTCGCCATCGCATTCCCCTTGCGCGACGATAAAGACTCTTTCCTCGCCGAGTACGGTCTTCGCAAGCTCGGCGACAAGTATCTGGACGGCATGGCCGTCGCTCGGAAGCTGGGAGGCGAGTTATGAGGCGAGTCCGTTACGCGAGCACCAACGATATCCGCTATACGGGGTATGGACGTCGCTCTTCCGGTTCATCCGGTGGCGGTGTATCCGCCCTGCGTGTGAGTGCGTCCCGTTCCGCGTCGCGATCGAGCGGATCGTGAACCGGTAACAATATTTTCGTTCAAGCCGTCCCTATGGGGCGGCTTTTCCATTGAAGAGAGACTTTCATGGCGCGTAAATCCCAGACCTTCAGTGAATACGCCGCCGAACGCGGTATCAAGGTCACTCCAGATTTCACCATTGACCGAAGAGGTAACTTTCACTATCCACTTAAGGACGAGGAACAATCCCGACGTCAAAGAAAAGCACTCGCCGATTACCGCAAATTGGTCGAATCCGGGGCCATCCACGATCCAACTCTTGAGCGCGCAGCAAAAGCGGGAAAACCGTATGCGAAGAAAATCCTATCGATGAAACGGGCCAACAGCAGAACCGCTTCCCGCTCTTCCGGCTCCTGATTTTTTCCTGTCCGATTTTCGTGCTTGGAGGGAGGTGGATTATGCGAAACCTGTTCCAGCGTGCCGGTAGTGCGGTGCGTAATGTGGCCGGTCGTATCCGCAGCGCTTTTTCTCGCGGCGGCTCGCGTTCCTCCGGCTCCTGATCTTGTTGTCTCTTGTGATTGGAGAATCTCGTGGCACGACACACAAAGGTTCAATCTGAATCTGAATTCTTGGCCGAGCGTGGCTTGTCGAGTCCGATAAGCGGTTTTGCGGACGACAAGATGCGCTCGAACCGGCAGATTCGCACCAGCCGCGGTACGTCCTCCCTCTTCCGTTGAAAAAGCATTGAAAACGGCGCAGGGTAATTCCGATAATGAAGCCGTAAGGGCCGCGCGTCGTATTCTCGCCAAGCGAGGTATTGACTGGAAAACCGGCAAGCGACTCGCTCGGGGGAAAGTGGCGTCCCGTTCATCCGGCTCCTGATTTCCCGATGGAGGTGATTGTCATGCGTCCGAGATACGTGCAGGGCGAGTTTGATTTCTCTCGTGCAGCCGGTTCCGCTCGCGCTAGCCGCTCCAGCGGCTCCTAGACATTGATTCGAGGTGATCCAGTTGGCCAAGACCACGATAACGCAGCCACAGTTGCCTGACGGCATCGAGTGGCCGGAGGCGACCGTGCGATGGTGGGAGCATTTGGCTTCCACCCCCGGAGCGGACTCGTGGACGGAGGCCGACTGGGACAACCTCATGAACGCCGCCCTGATCCACGCGGACATCTGGGGTTCCGGCAATTTCGCCAGCGTGCCCATACTGAACAAGCTGTTGCAGGATTACGGCATCACACCAGCCGCACGCAGCCAGATCATGCCGGCGGAAGTCCAGAAGCAGGAGCGGCATACGCCGCTCGATGAGATAGCCGAACGACGGAAGCTGAGGGTGATCGAGGGTGGCAAGACGAAGAGGCGTACAGGAACCTAGCTTCGCTCTGGTTCCCAAGCACGTGCAGTCCGAGGGAGGAGAGGCGTGCGCGCTCGCCGCCGGCTACGATATGAAGCCGGACAAGTGGCAGCGCATCGTGCTTGAGGGTTGGCTCGCCACGGATTCGAAGCTGCAATGGGCGGCGTCGGATTGCGGGTGCGCGGTGCCGCGTCAGAACGGCAAGAACGCGATTCTCGAGTTCACGGAGCTGTACCTTGCCGCGATCCTCGGCATGAAGATTCTGCATACGGCGCATGAGGTGAAGACCTGCCGCAAGCATTTCCTGCGTATGAAATACTATTTCGAGAACGCGCGCAAGTTCCCCGAACTGGCGGAGTTGGTCACCTATATCCGGGCCACGAACGGTCAGGAGGCCATCGTGTTGAAGAACGGTGGCAGCATTGAGTTCATCGCCCGTTCGAAGAGTTCGGGCCGTGGCTTCACGGTGGACGTGCTGGTGTGCGACGAGGCGCAGGAGCTGACCGACGAGCAGATGGAGGCCATACAGCCCGCCATCTCGTCGGCACCCTCGGGCAATCCGTTGACCATCTACACGGGCACGCCGACCCCGCCGACTTCGCCGGGCACGGTGTTCGCGCGCATGCGCCGCAACGCGCATCGCGACAAGCCGCCGAAGAACCTGTGCTGGTTCGAATGGGCGGCGACCGAGATCGGCGACGTGCACGACCAGCAACGCTGGTACCGGTACAATCCATCGCTCGGCACCCGCCTGTTGAAAAGCGTGGTCGTTTCCGAGTCGGAGAAGATGACGCCGGACGGTTTCGCCCGCGAACGTCTCGGCTGGTGGAACGATCAGGCCGGCGCGCTGTCCGATATCGATGTTGACGAGTGGGCCAAGTGCAAGACCGACAAGCCCTGCATGGATGGCTACAACTCGTATGCGGTCAAGTTCAGCGCGGACGGCGCGAACGTCACCCTCGTGGCGTGCGTGCGCCCGCCCCGCAAGTCGAGTGAATTGCCGCACGTGGAGGTCATCGCCTCGCGCAGCATGCGCGGCGGCACCGGCTGGCTGGCCGACTGGCTGACCGCCGAGAAGAACGGTGCGGAACGATGGCGCAACGCCATCGGCATCATCATCGACGGGCGCGTGGGAGCCCCCACCCTGGTCAACAGCCTCATCGACAAGGGCGTGTCGAAAAGAGTGATCGTGGTTCCGCGCCCTTCCGACGTGGCGGACGCTTGTTCGATGCTCGAACAGGCCGTGAACGACCATGGGCTTACCCATTTCGGCCAGCCTCTGCTTGACGAGGCGGTGGGTCATGCGAAGCACAGGAAAATCGGCGACGGGTTCGGCTACGAGCCGTCCATGGAGAACATCGACGTGAGCCCCGTGGAAGCGGTGGCTCTCGCGTATTGGAACGTCAAGACTTCCAAACGTCATCCGGGAAGAAGAGCGAAGGCGGTGGCATTCTGATGCAGATTCCCAGTCTTGAAAACGTGCAGGTCGATAATCTGCCCGACGAGTGCCGAGAACCGTGGGATTTGATGATACGTCAATGGTCCCAGAAGCTCGAACGTAACCTTTTGCGCACCAAATACTACGACGGACGAAACGAGCTTAAGAATCTGTCCATCGCCGTGCCGGACAGCATGGCGGGGATAAGCGAGGTCGTGGGCTGGCCGCAGAAATCGGTGGACGCTTTGGCCGACCGCATCGTGTTCGATGGTTTCGTCGGAGTCGGCGACGACAGCCGCGACCCGTTGGGTTTGGATTCGATTCTTTCAGACAACGACTTCGACGTGGAACTGCCGCAGGCCATCCGCAGCGCGCTCACTCACTCATGCTCGTTCCTGAACGTGCGCAGCGCGGAACCCGAGGATGGTCTGCGCTCGAAGGTGTCCGTGTCGTTCCGTAGCGCGCTCTATGAGACCGGCCTGTGGGATTACGCCCGTCGCGGCCTGTCGGCGGCGTTGTCGATAACCGATATCGACCGCTCACAGTACGCGCAGACGAACACCATCGTGCCTTCCGAACTCATGCTCTACATGCCCGGCTACACGATTTGCATCCGCCGCACGCAATCAGGCCGCTATCATGCGGACGCTCCATGTAACACGTACATGGATCATGTGCCTGTGTACCTGATCCCCTACCATCAGGACCTGAACCGCCCCTTTGGCCGCTCGCGCATCAGCCGTGAGGTCATGAGCATCACCGACACGGCGGTGCGCACCATGCTGCGCATGGAGGTAAGCGCCGAATTCTATTCGAGCCCGCAACGCTACCTCATCGGCGCTGACGAGCCGCCCGAGGACAAGAACGGCAAGAAGCTGACCGGCTGGGAAGCCACCATCTCGAAGATGCTCAACATCAGCCTCAACGAGGACGGCCAAGCGCCCGCCATCGGCCAGTTCACGCAGATGACCATGCAGCCGCACACCGACATGCTTCGCGCCCTCGCGGCACGCATGAGCGGCGCGACCGGCGTGCCGCTCAGCCAGTTCGGCGTCATGACGGATTCCGGCCCTTCCTCGTCCGACGCGATCATGGCGGCGGAAAGCGAACTTGTCATCGAGGCGAAGAACGCCTGCCGCGCCATCGGCGTGCAGCTACGCAAGGCCGCGAGGGACATCGCCATCCTCAACGGCACCAGCGAGGACAGCGACGAGCTCGACCGCTTGCAGGTCAACTGGCGTGACCCCGAACGCCCATCGCAGGCCGCGCTCTCCGATGCCATCGTGAAGCAGGTGACGGCCATTCCATGGCTCGCCAACTCCGACGTGGTGTTGGAGAAGCTCGGCTACACGGATTCCGATATCACACGCCTGTTGGTCGACAAGCGCAAGGCCGAGACCCGCAGCGTGCTTGACTCCCTCGTGAACGGAGGCAACAAGGATGACGGACAACCGGCAACTGGACCAGCTGCAAGCCAGCCAAGCCAGAGCGGTGGAACTGGCGCGCCGCGATCTGGCGAAACTGTGGGGGACGCTGCAACAGCTCAGTCCTGAATGGCAACGTGACATGCTACTCGACTACGTGCCGCAACTGGTCGCCAAATACGGCGACCTCGCGGCACAGGCCGCCTACGAATGGTATATGCGCGTCCGTGGCGAATCGGTGCCCGAATCATGGGAGTACGACCTGTCCGACTCGTTTCCCGGCGACGGCATCGACAAGACGATACGCTGGCAGGCCGGCCACCTGTGGACCGACCCGCAGACCATGCAGGCGTATCTTGTCGGCGCGATGCAACGCTGGGTCATGTATTCGGGGCGCGAAACCATCGCCCGCCTGTGCGAGCACGACCCGTCCGAACCCCGGTACGCGCGCGTGCCGAGAGGCGCGAAGACGTGCGCGTTCTGCACTATGCTCTGCTCGCGCGGCTGGGTGTACCGCAGCGAGAAGACCGCGAAATACGCCAAAGGCTCGTTCAGACTGTTCCACGACGACTGCGACTGCCAGATAGTCCCCGAATGGGACAGGGACCAAGCTCACATCGAGGGCTATGACCCCGACCGCATGTACTCGGAATACATGCACGCCCGCAGCCTCATCGAGAACGGCGGCCTGGACGACGACACCTATCGGATGATAAAGGCCACCACAAAAGGCAATCCCGACAATCCCAACGACCCGAACACGATCACCTATGTGATGCGCCGACTCTACCCCGACCGTTACAAGGACGGCTACGGGGTGCCACGACCGTCGCACTCGAACTGAGATTTTCCCCAACCACCCGCACGGGTGGTTTTTTATGCCCGAAACGGGCCCAACCCACTAGGAGGAACCATGACCGAAGAGGCCAACGGCAACCAGCAGGCGGCATCGACCGAGAACGGAGCGAAGCCGCCCGAAATCGACTACGAGGCCAAATACAAGGAGGCCGTCGCCCATTCCCGCGAATGGGAGAAACGCGCCAAGGACAACAAGACAGCCGCCGACGAACTGCAACAGCTCAAGGAGGCCCAACTGTCCGAAGCCGAAAAGACAGCCAAGCACATCAAAGAGCTTGAAGCCAAGAACGCTGCCTACGAGGCGGAAAAACAGCAGAACGAATGGAAGACGCAGGTCTCCAAGGAAACCGGCGTGCCCATCGCACTGCTCCACGGCTCCACCCTCGAAGAAATGCAAGCCAACGGCAAGGCGCTCGCCGACTACATCGCCGAGAAGACCAAGCCGAAGGTGCACGCCTCCTCCGAATCCAACCAGCCTCCCGCACCATCCGGCTCCTCCGGCGACTGGATCCGCGACCAGTTCCTTGAACAAAAGCAGAAATAACCTCCCCACTCCATAGAAAGAAGGTATGACGATGGTTTCCAACGTGAACTCCATCATCACCAGCGGCGACCTCGGCGGCGGACTCATCCCCACCGAATACGCCACCCAGATTATCCAGGACGCCCCCAAGTCGAGTGTGTCCCTCACCCGCATGCGTCAGATTCGCATGAGCACCCGCACGCGCACGCAGCCGGTGCTTGACTCCAAGCCGATCGCCTACTGGGTTGGCGGCGATACCGGCCTGAAACAGACCACGAAGATGAAATGGTCGGGCCTGAGCATCACGGCCGAGGAACTTGCGGCCATCGTGCCCATCCCGGAGGCCGTCATCGCGGATTCCGGCATCCCAATCTGGCCGGAGGTCATGCCGCGTCTGACTTCCGCGCTCGGCTACAAGCTGGACCAGGCGACCCTTTTCGGCGTGGACAAGCCGTCCAGCTTCCCGGACGGCATCATCCCGCAGGCCATCACGGCGGGCAACACGCTCACCCAGGGCAAGGACCTCGCCAAGGACGTTGCCAGCATGGGTCAGAAGCTCGCCGAACAGGGCTTCGCCATGAACGGCTTCGCCAGCAAGCCGGGCCTGAACTGGGAGCTTATCGGCCTGCGCAACGCCAACGGCAGCCCGATCTACGTGCCGTCCCTCGCCTCGGGGGCCCCGTCCACCCTGTACGGCTTCGGTCTCAACGAGGTAGACAACGGCGCGTGGGATGCCACCAAGGCCGTGCTGCTCGGCGCGGACTGGTCGAACTTCGTGGTCGGCATCCGTCAGGACATCACCTACAAGCTGCTTGACCAGTCGGTTATCTCGGACGATAACGGCAAGGTGATTCTGAACCTCGCCCAGCAGGACTGCGTCGCCATGCGAGTCGTGTTCCGCGTCGGCTTCCAAATCGCCAACCCCATCAACGACGTGCAGCCCGACAAGACGAAGCGCTTCCCCGCCTTCGTGATCGCAGCCCCAAAAGTGTGACGCCGGCACCCCAATCCATCGAGACCAGTCCTGAAACCGTCACCGTCCGAGCCGGCGAGACAACCAATGTGACGGTACGTGTGCTGCCGGAGGGCGCGGACCAGACGGTGACCGCGACTGTCGCTGACAAGTCCATCGCCACGGTGGTGTCCGATGACTGACAATACCGTGTTCGCCCCTCACGAGGATCTGGAAGCCCGGTGGCATCCTCTCACCGACGCGGAACGGGCGCAGGCGGACATGCTGCTGGCCGCAGCACGCGGCTTCGGCATCATCGCATTCTGACATTAAGGAGGCCGTCATGGTCGATGAAACGGAAGAAAACCCATTTGCCACGCATTTGGAATTGGCCAAACGCTGGAAGCAGATGCCGGACGACCCCGATTATGTGGATCAGCGTCTGGCCGATGCCTCGCAGTTCCTCCGCGAACAATGCCCGGATTGGCGGAACATATCGCAGGCGACGCTTGAACGCATCGCCTGCGAACTCGCCAAGGACGCGATCTCATCCGACATGCAGACCGAGGGCGCTGGTTTCGACACCACCGGTGCCAGCAATCTCAGCCTCACGGCGGGCAATTTCACCCAGTCCATGACATTCGCGAACCCTCGCGGCGAATTCTACCTGTCCAAAGGGCAGAAGAAGGCGCTCAGGCTCACCGGCCAACGCTTCTACAGCATCGACCTGTCAAACGGGGAGGCGTCATGAGAGGCGAGACCGTGAAAGTGATGCGATACACGCCGACCGGCGAGACCGACCCCGGCGGCTCGCCAGTCACGAAGGTCGATATCGAGTCGGTGGACAACGTGCTCGTCTCACCAGGCGCGATGAGCAACGCCACCGACTCGATTCGACCTGACGGCGTGACCGTTGCATTCACCTGCCTCTTCCCCCGCAGCTACGCATACCGGAGTCTGCGCGGGGCGAGTGTGCGCATCAATTCACATGACTACGAGGTGATCGGAGACCCGAGACCATTGGACGGCGGAATGAAGCCGACTGCATGGAACCTCACGGTCGAAGTCACCGACACGAAAGGATAGGCATGGCCAAAAGAGTGCAACTGCATTACTCCGCGTTCCAGGCGTACAGGCGCAACGAGGGTTCCAAAGCGGCAATCAGCGAGGCCCGGAAGCTGGCGGCGAGAGCGAACTCGATGGGTTCCCCCACGCGCGCCGGCCAGCCCCTGTATACGGCGTTGGGCCCTCAGGCAAGTCCCGAAGGGGCCACCGCACTGGTGCATACGGAAAACACCGCCGCGCGCGTCGATAACGCGGCCCACAACACGTTGGCCAAGGCGTTGGGAGGTGGCGGCTGATGGCGGTCAACGCGGAAAAACTCGTCATGGACTGGCTCAACGCGGCCCCGACGATCAAGGCCGAATATCCAGCGATGTTCGATGTGCCCGCCGAATCATCGGCCACGCACCCGATACCGTTCGTCACCGTCGAACAGGTCGGCGGCACGGACGAACCGTTCCGCAGTATGCCGCTGATCGCGGTGCAGGTGTGGGGCGATACGCGCTGGCTGGTCTCCGAGGCTGCGGCGAAACTCATACTCCCCCGACTCAAACGCATAACGGAGTTGCCCGAGGTCGCCGACATCGACATAACCGGCCGCACGCATTTCCCCATGCCGGATGGGCGGCCCCGCTACCAGATACTCATACAGCTCACCGTCAAATCAGACGATATTTAGAAAGGTTTTGAATCATGGTTAATCCCGCAACCAACGACTCCACCAATGTGTCGTTGGGCAAGTTCAAGGTCGGCGGCTACGCCTACGCGGCACCGCTCGGCACCGCATTGCCTACCGACTCGGAAAGCGCACTCGACCCCGCTTTCCAGATCATCGGCTACCTGTCGGAGGACGGCATCACCAACACGACTGACACCAACACCACCGAAGTAAAGGACGCGAACGGTACGACCGTGATGAAGGTCATCTCCAGCTACGCCGAATCCTACAAGTTCATGCTCATCGAGTTCCTGCGCAAGGCAGCTGCCCAGCTGCGTTACGGCGATAATGCGGTGACCGGCGCTGACAAGAAAATGACCATCAAGCATCAGATGCCCGACGATACGCCGGTCTCCCTGGTTTTCGAGATCGTTGCAACCGGCAACGTGAAGGATCGCATCGTCATCGGTTCCTCGACCCGTTCCGAGTTCGGCGACCGCCAGATGCATTCGAGCGACGTGCTCGGCTATGACATTACGGTGGCCGCAAACGACATGGGAGATGGCGTCACCTCCATCGAATATATCGGTATCCCAAAAGGCTGACGCCTCTGACTGTGACGGTCTCGGCCCGTGAAGGGGGCCAGACGGTCAATGTGTCGGAGGCTCCAGCATCCGGCCTTCAGCGTCGATACAAGATAACCAGCGCGGACGCGAAACCGGTCGTTGAAAGCGCCACGGTGGTAGACCTCGCGTTCGGTTGGACCGTGTTCCCCTTGGACGGTCAGGTAAACGGCAAGACCGGTCAGGTGGTCACTGTCGTGGATTGCACTGTCAACGGCTCGTATGCGCGTGCCAAGGGCGAGGCCGTGCTGCCGGCCCCGCTGCCGTCCAAACCCACCGGCATCCAGGTCACGCCCGAGTCGTTGACACTCAGGGTCGGCGAGACCGCGGGCCTCGACGTCAAGGTGCTGCCGGAGGGCGCAGACCAGACGGTGACCGCGACTGTCGCTGACAAGTCCATCGCATCGATCTCTCGAAAAGGAGTGAACCATGGCTGATGAAGTATTTAGTGGTGGGGTAAGCGTCACCGGTGTGGAACCCGGAACCACCACAATCGCCATCAAGTCGACAACCAATCCGAACATCAGCAAAAAGGTGCCGGTCACGGTCAAATCCCGTAACCTGCTCGCCTACGGTCCCGCGTCGGGCAACGGTCTGACCGTCACCGTGGCGCAGGACGGGTCGCTTGATTTCAGCAGCGGCACCGAATCGGTGCCATTGAACAAGGG